ACAATATCCTCTGTATTATGGTGATCTTTCACAAGCCGTTACTTTGTTCGACCGTGAAAACATGGAATTGCTCTCTACAAACATTGGCGCTGGTTCATTTGAGAAAGATCAGACGAAGATCCGTGTTATCGATCGTTTCGATGTTGAACCGACTGATACTGAAGCCTTTGTTGCTGGTTCGTTCACTGCAATTGCTGACCAGCAAGCTAACTTCGCTGCAAGCTCTAGTTCATCTGCAAGTTGATTATTTTTATAGCGACTAAGGCTAAAAACTTACGAACAGGGTGAGAAGCCTGTTAGAAAGGGCAATTTATGACAGTTCAATTAGCGGATTTAAAGAATTCTGTACGTGTTGATGTTGATACGGATGATAACCTGCTACAAGGTTATATAAAAGCCGCTGTTGCCTATTTGACTAATGCAATTGGTGCAGATGATGCCAATAATACTTTTTATTCACGTTCTGATGTATCTCCGTTATTTGATACAGCCACAATTGCTCTTGCAAGTGCGTATTATTCAAACAGAGATGCGTTAACAAATGTTTCTGCTGCTCCTGTGCCTTTGGTTTCCGATAGTATCATTTATCAGTTACGTGCAATGTGGGAAGATTGGCAAATATCTTTGAATCCTGATGATTCAGGTGACGATGATGGCGATTAACTTCATTCAACTTAACAAACGTGCTGATTTAGGCACGAGTAAAGACGGCAGAAACCCAAACACAGGCAATATTTTAAAAGTCTTCAATAAGCAATTTTCTCGGTTCTGTGCGGTTCGTACTCGCACGATGAATCAAACTTATCAATTAACCAACTTTAATATGCAAGATACGGTTGATTTAGTATTCAGACACGATCCTCTGATCCAATCTCTTTTGAAGATTCAATTGGATGGCATTGTGTACGATATTGTTTCAATCTCTCCAGATGAAAGCTTTAACCTCGATCCATATGACATTGTTACTGTTAGAAAAAATACACAGATCGGAAGTGCAGGCTAATGGTGGATAGTGATTTATCTTCGCAAATGGAAAGTTGGGTTAATAGTATTGGCAAGGTTGCAAATCTTTCTGTTGATGAGCAAACAAAAATCAATAAAGCAGGTGCTGACGTTGGCGCTAAGGTTTTGCAACAAGCCACAAAGGATAAGCATTATCGCAAGAGAAAAACAGGCAAGGATGTCCATTTAGCTGATTCAATTTTATCTGAAGCCAATAACGTGAATGGCAACAAAGACGGAAGCTCAATTTATGGATTTGATACCAAAAAGGCTTATATAGCTCGTTTCTTGAATGATGGTACCAAACATATTCAGGGCGATCATTTCGTTGACAACGCACGAAAAGAAGCCAAGGAAGCCATTGAGGAAGCTAAAGAAGCTGAATATAAAAAGATTATGAAATCAAAGGGGGTTAATTTCTGATGAAAGCTGTTGACATGGCAGCCAAAGTAATTACAGATAATTCCTTTTCTTGGATTGACAATTTATATTTGGATTTTATCCCAGAAGACGATTTGAAAGCAGAAGATCAAGCAGGAAATAACGTAACGGACTGTTTAATTACGGGCGTTGATAATTCTCCAACAACTTGGGGAAATGATTCATTTTCAGAACTATTGAAGGCTGTTGAAATACAGCTTTTTTATTCGCTTAACTTTTCATCAGATACGGACCAATGCGAAGTTGCATTAATGAAAGCTTTTCTAGCCGCTGGTTGGTCAATTCAAAGGCAAGATGAAAGCCAAGACCCCGATACAGGTCAAGCGATCAAAACAATTTATGTATCAAAATTACAAAATATTTTAGGAGGTAGCTAATGGCTACAGTTGGTTTAAAGTTAGTCCAGTTCGGATTAATAGATGATACGGGCAAGATCGTTGCCGGAACAAGTGGATTGTCCACTTCAGGATTATATCAGGTTGATGATGGCGTTATTAGTGCTAAGACTGCCAACATTACTGGTATCGAAGTCGCACCTACACAAATTTATGGAAACAATAAGGTTGTTGATCTTTCAATTGCCAAGGGTACACCAAGCGTTGCCCTTGACTTCAATGATTTGCCATACGACATTCTGAACAAATTGCTCGGACGTGTTTCTGATGGCAAAGGTGGTTACACGATTTCTAGTAAGCCACGTGTTGCTATGTTAATCGGGACACAAACACTTGACCGCAAAAACAATGTTTACTTTGGTTTCACAAACGGTGAATTGGTTAACCCCGATTCAAGTAACGGAACTGATACGAACGCTGAAACACGTGCAGATGATACCTTAACATACACTGCTATTGGTGCCGATGCATGGAACGGTGAAGCAATCAAGACTTATTACGATGCTGATCCATTGTTCGATGCTACGTCGATGTATGCTGATGTATTTGGTGGTTATGTATTTCCCAGTAGCGGTCAGTAAGTTTGGTCTGACATTTGGTGCTAATCAAATCCAAACTCAATCTTATACTGTTTATGAACCTACGATAAATCAGTATAACAACGCTTCATACATTGATCCCAATGGTATTTATAAAATTCAGCCAGATATTGGTGACCCAATTTATATGTTGGGAACAACGGCAATCGATCAAGTTACCGATGAAAGTGGAAATATTATTTATAATCGAAATTTGTTCTTAAAAACCGCTGGGTTAACAGCCCTTACAGCAAATAATTGGGTAACAATCGTTGATTCATCTACAATATATAATTCTTACATTAAAGAGCTTGGGAATATTAGCGGCCTAGTGATAAGTTGTATTGCAGATATTCCTGCTCAGGCAATAATTGGTCAACAAATTAATTTGCAAATGAAAGGACAAACTGCAGGAGCTGGTAATCAGGGATCCAATAGTTGGAACACCATTCTTGGTAGTCCAACTTATACGATTACGGCATCTGATTTGGCCATGCCAATTGAAATTAGTGGAGCTGTTTCCGTTGATACTGATAGTGGACATGCTGCTTACCAAGATTGGAATGATGCTTTGAGTCAGACGGCAGCTATTTATATCAGAAGTGATTCCAGCGCAACGGGGATTCCTGTATCTGAATTTAAATTGTCTGTTGGCTCTAATTCTGGCAATTGGTGTGTTGCACCGGAAGATATTGTTGCAGTTCAATCAACTACTAGTGAGGGGGTACTTGCTTAATGACGCAAATAACATTATGGTCCTCGCCTAAAGATGTTTTCTTGCAACAAAAGTCTGCTGGTTTATTACAAGCTGGTTTGAATGCTTATCTAGTTGAAAGTGCTTATTTTACAGTTGACAAAGCCATTAATAGCCTGGTTCTTAGTGATGGTAGCTTGAGTTATTATCGAAACTTGCTTATCGAAAGTGAAGTAGAAGATAATTCGTTAGCCTTTAAGGGCACACCATCAACGACTTATAAGCTCATGCATTGGTATTCAGTTACTGATCAAACAGCTATTACAGATGATAATCCGACAGGTCTTATACCCAAGTATGATGTTTCTGATATAGCTACCGATGAGAATGGAGATGCTACTGTTTCTGTTGACCTAACTAGCGGCCAATGGAAAATAGCTGTTCAAGAAACGTCATATAGTTGTTCACCAGAAGATGTCTTAGGTGATGATTTTTACGGATAAGATTGTTTTATTCAAAAAATAAATAAAGCGAAGAAGACTTAAAAACTTCCTGACGGGTTGAGATGCCCGTTTTTTGTACATAAATTTAGGAGAAATTATGAAAATTACTGTTAAAGAATTTCAGTCTCAACCATTCGTGGTTAAGGCTTCAAATCGGAATATAAAGAAAGCTATCAAGTTGCAGTTAGCAGCAAGCAAGATTGATGACACGCAAGATAAATCAATGGCTGAGGTTAGCGAAAATACTCTGGCATTCTTTGATGAAGAAAAAGCTTTCTTGTGTGATGTCTTAAAACTAAATGCTAAACAAGCCGATATGTTTGATGACTTAGATTTCAAAGAAACAGGCGATGTACTTGGCAATGTAATTTCAAAACTTCTTAATAATTCCCAAGAAGCGAAAGTTAGTGAAGAGCCAAAAAAATAGAATCGCCCGGAGAACGGGTGTTTAGGCTTCGAAACGAATTAGAAGATTTCAATTTATTTGCCAAAAACGCCATGCAGTATTGGCACTGGGGCTTAGACGAATTCTTCGATACTGATTATTACGAATTAATCGAGGTAATGAGTGCTAAAGAAAAGAAGGATCGTGTCCAAGATCCAATGAATTTGTTCAGAGCACTTTCAGGAAAGGGGTAATTTATGGCAGACAGCAAAGTCACCGGCGAAATGGGAACTAAGGTCACATTAGACGGAACCCAAGCGATAGATACATTAAAAACATTAAAGACGGCTGTCAGCGAAGCCACTTCTTCCTGGAAAGCACATGAAGCCGTTCTAAAATCAAGTGGCGACACATTATCCGCTGCTAAAACGAAATATGAGGGCTTAAGCGATGCGGTTTCCAAACAACAAGCTGTTTTGGATCGCTTAAAGTCTGAACAGAGCAAAGTTAATACTGAGACCAATGAAGGTCAACAACGGTATTCAAGTTATCAAAAGCAAGTTGACGGTGCAACTACTAAATTAATTTCATTAACTACTCAACAAACTAAAGCCAAAGATGCTTTTGAGTTACAAAATTCTGGAATTTTAAAACTTAATGATTCGATCAAACAATCTGTTTCTGTTACTAATTCTTATGTTGAAAGATTAAAAGCTGAAGGCAACGAATCTGAAGCCACGAAAACTAAAATCAATGGTTTAAAGGATCAGCAGTCTTTATTAAGTGATTTATACACCAAACAAAAAGAGGAGCTTGATAAATTAAAATCAGCTGAAGGCGATAATTCTGAAGCAATTGCTAAACAAACCGTTCGAGTAAATGAAACTGCTAAGAGTATGGCAGAAGCTAAAAATCAAGCTAAGGATTTGCAATCGCAGACTGATAAGAGTTCTTCGGGTGGTTTCTTTACAAGCTTAAAAGACAAGGTTCTAGGTGTTAAGTCTGCCGAAGACAAAACTTCAAAATCAACCAGTAGTTTAGGCGATATTATTAAAGGCTCTTTTATTGGAACAACTATTACTAATGCTGTTCAGAATTTAGCTGGAAATATAAAAAACGTAGCTACTGAATCATTAGAACTGGCTGAAAGCGCTGAAAAGAATGAGGCTGTTTGGAAAACTTTAGGTGTTAATGATACCGGAATAAAATCATTAACTTCTGAAATGAAAAGTTTGAGAGCTGCTACAGGTCTGAGTGAAGATAATGTAACCAGTCTTCAAAAGAAATTCTATTCACTAACGGGATCAGTTTCGAGTGCTGAAACCTTAACAAAAGGTGTTGCCACTTTAGGCGCCTCCTTAAGATTATCAGGTGATCAAACAACTACCTTAGGCTCTACTTTGGACAAAGTAGCACAATCTGGCACAATGACAACTGCTAATTTGGAACGAATGGAAAAACAAGCACCTGGAATTGGCGCAGCTTTGGCTAAAGCCGCTGGGATGTCAACAACAGCATTTACTTCAATGGTTGGTGCCGGTAAAATGACTTCAGCTCAACTTGAATCATTATTGGGCAAGATTAGCAATAATTCATCATCAACTTTTTCGAGTTTTGGCAAAACTTCTGAAGGAGCAATGGACAAGTTGAAGGGATCTTGGCAGAATGCCGAAGCAGCCATGGCTAAGCCTTTAGTCTCTGTTCAAAGCACTGGCTTAAGTGCTATTACGAAGGTTCTTTCTTCCAATGCAACACAAAAATTATTTCAAGGTTTGGGAACTGCAATTGCTGGAACAGCAACTAAATTCGCTTCTTTCATTAGTTATATTGGCAACCATCAGAAAGATATTTCAACTCTGGTTACGAGTATTGGTGGAATTGCCAAAGCGTTTGCCGTTGGTATTTGGAATACAGCCAAAGATATGATTACCGGAATCGCTAAGGCATTCAATGATATTACTGGCAATAGTAAAAAGGCCAAGGATCCATTGGGTGATATTTCAACTGCTTTAAAAACTATTTCTAGTCATAAGAATGCGATCGAAGCTGTTGGCTCTGCTATTGTTGGAGCTTTTGTGGCAGTCAAAATAACTTCTGGAATTACTGCTATGATTTCAGGCATAAGTGGCATGATTGGAGCTTTTAAAGCTTGGAAAACTGCCACAGAAGGTATGACTGTTGCACAAAAAGCTTTGAATCTGGTAATGAAAGGAAACGTTTTAGGAATAATTGTTACGGCTATTGCTGCCGTAGTAGTTGCTTTAGTTGAACTTTATAAGCATGATGCTAAATTTCGTGCTTTTGTAAACGGCCTCATTAAAGACTGTGAAGATATGTATAAAGGTACAGTCAAATGGTTTGTCGGTCTTGGAAAAGATATCTCAAAAATATTTGGGGATATTGGAAAATGGTTTGATAATATTGGCAAAACTATTAGTAAATGGGCTAAAGATATAGGGACGTGGTTTAGTGATGCAGGTAAAAGTATCAGTAAATTCTTTTCTTCTTTAGGAACGGCTTTTAAAAAAGGTTGGAACTCATTTATTTCCGGTGCTGAAAAACTATTTAAAACACTTGGCAAAATTCTAATTTATGCAATTGCCTTTCCCATTGGCTTAGAGATGATTATCTTAACTCCAATTATTAAATTACTTGTGAAAGTAATTGATTCAATAAGTTCTTGGTGGTCTAAAAACATTGCCAAACCGTTTAAAAAAGGTTTTGAAGCAGTTGGAAAAGCAGTTGGTTCCTGGTGGGACAAATACATCACCAAACCATTCGAATCAGCAGAAAAAGCAGTCTCGAAAACGATTACGAGTTGGTGGAATGACATTTCAGGTTTCTTCTCGAAGGGTTTTAATGCTATTAAAAAGATTGTTGAAACTGTTCTAAAAGCTGAACTTAGTTTTTATGGTGGCATTTGGAAATCAATTGAAAAAGTTGGATCAGTAGCATGGAATTGGATTTCAGATACCTTCGAAAGTGTCTTCAATGGCATTTATAAGTTTTTCAAGTCGATTTGGAATGATGTTGTAGATTTCTTTAAAACAGTCTGGAAAGACTTGGAAAAAGTTGGATCGGATGGTTGGAACTGGATATCTGACAAAATTAGCCCTGTTTTAAAAACGATTAGTGGTGCATGGAAAGATATGTGGGGTGGTGTCAGAGACTTCTTTGGTGATATTTGGAAAGATATTAAAAAAGATGCCAAAACCGGAATTAATGATGTTATTGGCATAATTAATGATGGAATTGGTGGTATTGACGATGTTATCCACGATTTTGGTGGTTCAAAAACTGCAATTAAGAAGATTCCTAAGTTTGCTAATGGAACACAAAATGGTGCACCTGCTGGATTAGCAATGGTTAACGATGGCAAAGGTAAAGAAGCGATCATTGATAACTCTGGTGACATGCATGTTCTTTCTGGTAAAAATCGCTTAGTTAACTTCTCAGGTGGTGAAACAGTTGTTCCTTATGAAGCAACTAGATCAATTCTTGGCGATTCTGTTAGTCATTTTGCTTCTGGTACTGATGGCTGGCTGAGTTCTATCGGTTCATGGTTCAAGGATAAATGGACCGAATTAACTGATATTATCGCTCATCCTGTTCAAGATTTAGAAAAAGTTATGACTAAAGCCGTTAGCAGTACAGTCGGCGGTGCTAGTGATCTCGTTGATGATTTATCGACTTCATTAGGTAAAGGACTAGTTGAAGGAATATCTGACCCATTAACCAAATTGTTGAAGTCTTTGAAATCTTCACATGATAGTGCGGAATCTAACCCATCTGGTTCTGGAGTTACTCGTTGGGAACCAATTATTAAAGAAGCAGCCAAAAAGATGGATGTCAATTTAACAGCTGCTGGTATGACCGCTGTTCTAAAACGAATTAATCAAGAATCTGGTGGTAGTGCAACTGTTGTTAACGACTGGGATTCAAACGCTGCTAAAGGAACACCATCTAAAGGACTATTGCAATACATTCAACCAACGTTGGATTATTGGGAACCAAAAGGTGTCAAGGCCAATATCCTCAACGGCTATGATCAATTACTTGCGATGTTCAATGATAGTAACTGGCTAGCCGATATTAGTGTCAAAGGTGGTTGGGGTCCAACTGGAACAAAGAAATATGCATACGGTGGATTTGCTAATACACCTTCTATTTTCGGTGAAGCTGGTCCAGAGGTTGCAATTCCTCTTGATCTTGAAAAACATTCAAGAGCAGTTGAGTTATTAAACGAAACGAACAAGATTGTAAATAATAGTGCGGCCGCAACATCTTCAGATTCGACAAGCAGTATGAGTACGAGTAATCTTGAATCCCTAATGAGCAAGTTGGTACAGTTGTCATCTAGTCAACTGTCTGAACAACAAAAGAGTAATCAAACCGTTGATAACATCACAGCAAATAAATTTTCCCGTGCAATAGTTAGCCGGGCAGTAAAGGGGTTGGCATGATCGGCAGTATGTTTCAATTAACAAACGCACAAGGAAAGACCGTTGATATACAAAGCAACACTCTGCGTGCTTATACCCCAATCGGTTTAGGATTATATATGACTAATACCTATTCTGTCTATAATTCAAGTTTCATTAGAACCAACAGCCAACTAACAGATCCAACTTCAAACCCTTATGAAGTATATATACAGTTTGGTGATATAAGTAGTCAAAGTTATCAAACATTTGCTGATTTTGCTTCGTTTTTGGCTTATCCGCCATATACATTGGCTTATACAACTGATGCTGGAACTTGGTATCGTAAAGCTAACTTACAAAGTATTACGAAGACCGAAAAAGGTGGTAGTACGATAATTGCTGCTGATCGCTTAAACGAAGCTTTTATTTTAGAGTTTTATACAGCTTGGTACCAATTGCAATCGGAAGAATATGTAAGTTATAGTAATGACCCTAATCTTGGATTATATGGAAAAATATACAATACGAGTATAAAAAGAAATGCTACAGATGATTCAGTATCTTTTCCTGATCAAACATTGATTAATTCCTCTGGAATAGATTTAGCAAGTATACACGATAATGGATCAGCGACTGGAACAATACAGGTTTCTGGCAGTTCGGAAATTCAAAATGCATTGGTTTCTGTTAAAGATAACGATGGAAATATTGTTGGAAGCCAACAACTAAATACATCGCCTAATCCTGATCAGACCGTTGCTGCTCCCAGCGATACGATTATTATTCATGATAATTCCGATGGAAGCAGTACTCTTTCAACAAAAGTGACAGCTGGACAATCGATTCAATTAACTCAAAACACCGTTGGATTAATTTATAGTCAGGCTAATTTAGGCTATAACAACTTAACAGCCGATTCTGAAATGCTATTAGGATTGCAAAGTGCATCTACTGCTGGTTGGAATAGCGCTAATACTATTTCAACAATATTGTCTGGTGTTTACACTGATTCAGTTGGAAAGACGCATAATGCCATACAAATGGCTTCCACTTCTGCTTCTGCTTCCAATGTGGTTGTCTCTAAAAATATTGTGCCTACTTTAAATTCAACTTATTATTGGTCAGTTTGGTATAAAGTTACGGACACTTTAAGTACCGCTGCCAGTGTTCATCTTGAAGGGCGAGGAATCGTTTCCGGAAGTGATGCAGGAACAGAAGCTGAGGTTTTAATAAGTACTACAACGGCAGTTGGAAACTGGATTCAGCTCACTGGATCTTTTACTCCAACATCTTCCTCTACCACTTATTTACGTTTACGTTTTCAGAATTTAGGAACTGGAACGATTCTTTTTTCCGAACCAATGATTAATTCAGGTTCGCAATTAAATGCTTATATTTCTGATACAGTAGACGCTACTCAATGGTCCTTAAAGGTTACTGACGGTTATCTTTATTTAATGGAAATCAACGCTCACGAAGTTGATTTTACTGTTTTACCCCAGAACACCGGTTATAATTTCAACTTTACTTTTCCACATGCTTCGGGTAACTATATTTTTGATAACGGTAGTGAAACATTTGCTTTCATTTTAGGATCTAATCTTAATTATTTATTCCCTTATACCTATATTGAATCTGGTCGCAATTTAAATCAAAAAGCAATTCCTGTTTCTAACTCTTCTGAATATTTCGGTTTGCAAAATGGATCTCCTTGTTTAATTACAATAACTGGACCAACGACAACAAATGTTAGCTGGGAAGTTTTACAGAATGGCATAACAATTGCTTCTGATGCTTTTGATGTAACGCTAACTGATAATCAGCAGCTAGTTGTGAGTTCTTATCCTGAAGACCAATATGCTCGGATTTATAATCCTGATGGTTCCTATGTCAATATTTCTCAATACCAGGACATTACTAAGACGAACTATATATTAATTCCTGAAGGCGATTCAACGATCGTCTTTTATATTGACAAGACTGCTGGTGTTCAACTTACTTACAAAGAAGAAAGGCTGTTGGTATGAGTATTCCATTACAAGCAACTATTCTGAACGGTAATAACTTACAAGTTAAAGGGATTTATCCAGTCTTGGATTATGATCTAATATACGATTACATCGATAATTCGAATTCAACTTTTGTCTTAAATGATAATGGCGCCAGTTCTTTGGGAGACTACATTGCAATTAGAATTCAAAATAGCAGCAATCTCTTATACTTCGGTGTTTTAAGTTCAGTTGATCTAGATAGTGATGATCAAGTCGATACTCTAACGGTTGCTGATTTTAGAAACATTTTAAATGGGGATATTATCGTCACAGCTAAGACTGGGACTAGTTTTGAAGCGCATCTTATTAAATTGATTAAAAATTACTTTACTTCTACTGCAACCACGAATGCTCTTAGCTATAGTTTGAATAATTCAACCAATACTTCGTTTTCTGTTACTAATTCCGATACGATCGATACTTACAATTTGGTTGATTATATTGAACGAGGTTTAACTTTACACAATATAGTTATGAGTATCAGCTCTTTAAAACAAGGAACATCTAATGGTGTTCCTTTTTATTATCCAGTTGTTAATATTCATCAGGTTTCAGATAAAATCCAAATCAAAAATAACATCGCTGTATTTACTAATTGGCAGGTTACGGATAGTCGATTGTTAAGAGGATATGCTAACGAGCTATGGATCGTTGACCAGGCATCCACGGATATGGAAAATCCAAGCATACTAACCAAGTATTGGCTCCAAAAAGATGGCACGATTGTTAGTTCTATTAACAGTAATGTGGTTCAACCAACACAGATAACTATTTCCCTATTTGATAAAACCGCAACCGATAATTCAACTTATGCACAAATTGCAGATCAAACCTTAACCGGTAACGAATACAGCCATCAAATTATATTTTCCATGCCGATTGAAAACAATTTCTTTAGTGTCGAGCAGTTGGAAATTGGTTTATTGGCAACAATTGTTTATAACCAAACGACTTATTCAAGTGTCCTAACGGCTTATGAAATGTCTAGTAGTGATGACACAATTTCAGTGACTTTCGGGAACTTAAGAAATTCACTGTCTGATGCCTTTAGCAGTTCGGATTAAAAAGAAAGGAGATTTATATGGCAATAACAATGTATCAATCGGACCGCAATTTTGTCAGTCCAGCTAACGATGCCTCTTTGTATAGTGGCCTATCAGGAGATATCAGTGGAATTTTAAATAGGGGAAATAGCTTCAACGTAACCGTTGATGGATTAGTAGCAACTATCGATACTGGTCAGGCAATTATTGCCGGTCGTTTAGTAGAGATAACCATCCCAGAAACAGTAACGATTCCAGCCAATTCTTCCGGATATATATGTTTAGTCATTGATTTGACTAAAACAAATGATGTTTTTGGAACTGCCGGAGATTCTGACTATTCAGTTACGGTTAACCAAATTTATGTTAGTGCCATTCCTCAACAGATTGTGACACAGGATGATTTGAATAATGGTGGATCCGTTTATGAATTTCCTTTGGTTTCATTTACTTCAACTGCAACCTCAGCTACTACCAGTACTCATCGCGCTGTCTATTTAAATTCCAGCTGGCAGACAATTGTTCCGTCTACTGGCACTGCTACTAGATTGCAATACAGAATTAATAACGGAATTATTTATGTAACTTGTAACAAACTTTATCCGATTCAACAAAATAGTACTTTGTTTACAATGCCAAGCTGGACAGTTCCTAGCGACACGATGAATTTTGATATTGTTTTGAAAAATGCGTCATCGACTTCTAATGGTTCAGGTATTGGTATCATGCAAATAACTTCGACTGGTGCCGTTACGTTAGCTTTGACTCCAAATGATTCGGCAAGCCAAACTTATTACGGTTGGTTTTCAATAAGTTATCCGATAAATTAAATGAAAAAGATAAAGGAGAGGACAAAGATATGTCATGACAGAAAATGATGGAATTAACGTTACTAAAACGTTGATGGATATTCAACAACGACTAGTAAGGATTGAGGAACAGACCAAAGGAACACAGAAATTTGGCGAACGCCTAGACACTTTAGAAGGCAAAGTTGGAGAACATGAATCGCATTTTAAATTCCTTTATTGGGGATTATCTGCTGTTTGTGTTTTTTTATTTATTGGTGTTATAGCACCTTTGTTAGTTGATTGGTTGGCTAAAATTGGGAGTTTGAACTGATGTATAAAGCAGAGAAAAAACAAGTTAATAATATAAATAAACCAATTTACCAATTGAAAAAACAGAATGTTGAAAATTATCGAGCTGAATTAGAAAACTATTCCAAAGAAGTTACTCTATTAGCCTTAAATCAATTAGAAAAGAAACAAGTAACTGAAATTACTGGAAACCTAAATAATGACGAATTAGGGCAAAAGTTAGCTAATCCACCATCTTTAGGTGATCTGTCCTTGCCGGCTTTTCTTGGCCAAAGTGAACCCAATAGCAAGGTTAAAAAAGAAATTGTTGACCTACCTTATGGATATTTATATTTTGATAAAGATGATCAAGCAAAGACTTATACGATTGCTTTTCACTTGGAAAAACCTGATACTTTTAATCCTTATCTTGATGCCAGAAAGACCTTTAAACAAGCTATGCCAGCGATTTTAAGAGATAACGGTTTAATTACAACCGGTGCTTTTACCTGGATTAGAATTCTAACAACGTTGATGAAACTTTAGGAGGTGATCGGTTGAAACAATTTAATATTTTAAAACTCATTTGTAGCACTGGCTTGATATTGGCCTGTGCTTTTATTTTGGAGGTAATTTTTCATTGACACATAAAAAGTTAAATACAATTTTAATAACAATCTCGGCTTTATCGGCTTTTGCAATTACTTCACCGGTCTTTGCAGCCAAAGGCGATCAAGGGGTGGATCTAAGCCACTATCAGACAAGCACAGCAGAGTTCGGCCAAGCATCCGACAAGTTCGCTCTTGTTCAGATCGGTGGTTATTACGAAGGTGAATTTACTCCGCAATCCAC